TGTGTGCTGATTGAAACCGATGACTCACTGGATTCAATCAATGCAACTTCAAGTTCCATCGTTAAATACGTTAGTCAAAAGGCTGGTATTGGGATTGGCGCTGGCAGTATCCGTGCCATTGGTAGCGCTATTCGCAACGGGGATGCTACTCATACTGGTGTCATACCATTCTATAAACACTTTCAAAGCGCCGTTAAAAGTTGTTCCCAGGGTGGAGTTAGGGGTGGAGCGGCGACATTATACTACCCAATATGGCATCTTGAAGTCGAAGACCTCCTTGTACTTAAAAACAACAAAGGAACCGAGGATAACAGAGTAAGGCACATGGACTATGGTGTCCAATTTAACAAGTTAATGTATCAAAGACTTCTTAGTGGTGGCGATATTACTTTGTTTAGCCCTGCAGATGTGCCAGGCCTATATGAAACCTTCTTTAATGATCAGGATAAGTTTGCTGAGTTATACGAGCGAGCAGAACGCAACACACATATCAGAAAAAAGACTATCAAGGCAGTGGATTTGTTTAGTCAGTTTGTGCAGGAGCGCAAAGATACTGGTAGATTATATTTAATGAATGTGGACCATGCTAATACACACGGAAGTTTTGATGAGAAAATTGCACCAGTGCATCAGAGCAATTTGTGCTGTGAAATAGATTTACCCACAAAGCCCCTGACGGATACCAATGACACAGAGGGAGAAATAGCCCTGTGTACATTAAGTGCTATAAACTGGGGGAACATCCGCAGACCTGCAGATTTTAAAAACACCTGCGATCTAGCAGTGCGGGGTCTAGATGCATTGTTGGACTATCAAAAATATCCAGTGCTAGCCGCAGAACTAGCCACACAGAAGCGCAGACCCCTGGGTATCGGTATTATAAACTTTGCGTTCTGGTTAGCCAAGCACGATAGCACTTATCAGAATCCTGACTTAGATTTAGTGCATGAGTGGACAGAAGCCTGGTCATACTATTTAATCCAGAGTAGTGTGCAACTTGCCAAAGAGAGTGGGGCATGTCCAGGTAACAAAGAGACAAAGTACGGTATGGGTGTGTTGCCCATAGATACATACAAAACAGAGGTGGACGAATTAGCCGCACCAAACTATAAAATGGATTGGGATACGCTTAGAACAGATCTCATGGAGCATGGTATTAGAAATAGTACGTTGATGGCACTTATGCCTGCTGAAACATCAGCACAAATTTCAAACAGCACAAACGGTATTGAGCCGCCCAGAAGTTATGTGAGTATCAAGCAGAGCAAGCATGGTGTACTCAAACAAGTAGTGCCACAGTATCACAGACTAAAGAACAAATATGATTTGTTGTGGGATCATAGAAGCCCCGAAGGCTATCTTAAAATCTGCGCAGTATTACAGAAGTTTATTGACCAGGGCATTAGTGTGAACACTTCATACAATCCCGAACACTATGAGGACGAGAAAATTCCCATGAGTGTGCTTTTACAACATATTGTAATGTTTTATAAGTATGGTGGTAAACAACTCTACTACAATAATACCTATGACGGACAAGGCGAGATAGACGTCGACAAGTTTGATGCGCCAGAGCCAACTACAACAGTATTAGACGATGAGGACTGTGAGTCCTGCAAGATATAGATCTGTTATGTTTTTACTCTGTCCCTGCATCCGATAAGTAATCACACAAACACAAGGGCATGTCCAATGAGCACAGTATTTAATACCAAAAGAAAAAAACACCATACCGAAAGCAAAATGTTCCTGGACGGTGGCGTCAATGTACAGCGTTATGATACATTGAAATATCGCACATTTGATAAACTCACTGACAAACAACTGGGTTTCTTTTGGCGGCCAGAAGAAGTTGATATCGCCAGAGACAGCAAGGACTTTAAGGATCTTACTAGTCACGAGCAACACATCTTTACTAGTAATCTAAAACGACAAATCCTCCTGGACAGCGTACAAGGACGCTCCCCCAACCTTGCTTTTCTGCCTCTAGTGAGTTTGCCAGAGTTGGAGACATGGATTGAGACCTGGGCGTTTTCGGAGACTATACATAGTCGTTCATATACTCATATTATTCGTAATATATATGCCGATCCCAGTAGAATTTTCGATGAAATGCTGAGTATAAAACAGATCATGGAGTGTGCCGACAATATCAGTCACTATTATGATGATTTAATTTCTTATCAGGACAGTGATGCACACGGTACATATGAACACAAAAAGGCATTGTATCTGGCAATCATGGCTGTAAATATTTTAGAAGGCGTGAGATTTTATGTGAGTTTTGCATGTTCATGGGCATTTGCTGAAGTCAAGAAGATGGAAGGCAATGCTAAGATCATAAAACTCATTGCCCGTGACGAAAACATTCACATGGCTAGCACACAGCAAATGCTCAAGCTCCTGCCCACAGACGATAAAGACTATGCAAAGATTGCCAGGGAGTGTGAAGCAGATTGTATCGAAATGTTCATGAACGCCATAGAGCAGGAGAAGGCCTGGGCTGACTATTTGTTTGCAGATGGATCTATGATTGGTCTCAATGCAGAATTACTCAAGCAATATGTGGAGTGGATTGCGGCCAAGCGTATGCGAGCAGTGGGTCTCACCGCACCCTATACCACTACAGCGGCAAACCCATTGCCCTGGACGGAAAAATGGATACACGGTGGAGAGGTACAAGTAGCTCCACAGGAAACAGAGATCACTAGTTATGTAATTGGTGGTACAAAACAGGACGTCACAGAAGATACATTTAAAGGAATGAGTTTGTAATGCTAACAGTATACACCAAGAACAATTGCGGCTTCTGTATGATGGCCAAAGCACTGTTAAACAATCACAACATGGCGTACCAGGAAGTAAACATAGAGGATGATGAAGATTTAAAAATGTTTATGATCTCAGAAGGACACAGAACAATGCCACAAATATACCAAGACACAGAGTTATTCGTGGAAGGTGGATTTCAGGGACTCAAAGAATATTTAGACAAAGAAACCATAGACACAACACAGTTAGGTGAAATATGAAAAGCACAGAAGATTTAATAGGTGAAATCGTCACCATTCGCACTATCGTAGGCGAAGAACTCATGGGCAAGCTGGAAGGTTTAGCCTTAAATAAAACAATTCTAGAACTTCACGGGCTAAGAGTGGTAACACTGGATGCTGACGGGCAAATCATGATGCTGCCATACACACTTACTGGACAGGATGACATTATTGGGTTGCCCACCAGGCATGTACTTAGTATTGTACAAAGCATGACAGATGCAGCCAAGGGTTTTCGCATGGAAACTAACGCAGAGCCCACCCCTGAGGGTCCTGCTAACTTAGGCGAAGATTCCTTTAGTCTGTAAAGCATAAATAGTATTATGTCAATGATAGCAAAATTAGGGGGAGCTGGAACACTAGTAGGCGGTGTGGCACCCATTACCGGACCTGGCGCTCCCACAGTTATAGCTGAAGGAGCTCCCGTGAGTACAATATCTGATATTGTTGCTCCACACGGAGAACCCCCACATGCTAAATCAGTGATTACATCAAGCAGTGCTACAGTAATTGCAATGGGTCGTGGAGTTGTTCGCATGGGCGACGTAGCCTCTTGTGGTCATTCAGTACTTAGTTCCAGCACCGTATTTGTCGGTGCATAATAACACGCCTGTTATCTATATCTACTTTTAATAATAAATACTACACTGGGAGGAGAGTCCTAGCAAAGTAGTATAACGTAGTATCAGGAAATTTAATTATGTCAAACAAAACACCTTATGAAATACGTCTGGATTTGGTTCGCGAAGCCAGAGAAATTTTACAAGCCCGTGCAAAAAATTCCGATGACATGCCCACTACTGAGGAAGTAATACAGGAAGCAGAAAGACTTAATGTCTTTGTAAGTAAACGTTCTGGGCAGGACGATCACCACAGATAATTTTTTATACCAGATTACAAAACGAGCCACTAGTGGCTCGTTTCTGTCTGTACCAGTTTTTGACACTTAAAAACTTTCCCCGTGTAAATATTAAAACAAGCCCTAGTAGCTCAGTTGGCAGAGCGCGACATTTGTAATGTCGATGTCGGCGGTTCGAATCCGTCCTGGGGCTCCACACAAATACATAACAAGGATACAGTAATGAACCGTAAAGAACGCAGAGCACAAGAAAAATCCAGTCGTAAAACTACAAAATCTCAAACTACTGAAACTGTAACAGAAGCTACCTCTACTCCTGCGCCAGATACTTCTGGTAATTCAGACGATATTATGCACAAATTGCTGGATGCAAAAATTGAAGTGCCAGTGGGCTACCTCAGACAGCAACACGTTTTTATTGCCACTCCCTGTTATGGTGGACAAATTGGTGAACCCTACTTCAGAAGTATGATGCGCTTGTGTATATTGTTTAACAAATACGAAATCCCCTATACTGTTAGCACATTGGCAAATGAAAGTTTGGTAACACGCGGCAGAAATACCTTGGTAAGTTTCTTTATGGAAAACCCCAAAACAACACACCTGATGTTTATTGATGCGGACATAGAATTCAATCCCGAAGATATTCTCAGAATGGTGGCATACAACAAGCCTATTGTTGTGGGTGCATATCCCAAGAAGGCTGTCAACTGGCAAAGTATCATAGATGCAGCCAGAAATGACAAGTATGAGGAAACTGCTGGTACTATCGAAGGTCATAGTTCCAACTATGTTGTAAACTTTGAATTTAATACTGACGAAAATGGTAATAGACTTCCACAGGTACAGGTTGTGGACAATCTAATTAAACTCAAGGATGCGGGCACTGGTTTTATGCTTATACAAAAAGATGTCATTCAGCAAATGTTCGATAAACACCCAGAGCTAAAGTATGTAAATGATATCAACGTAGGTAAGCAATATGAGCCCTTTATGTATGCTTTGTTTGATACTATGATTGATCCAGTAAGCAGACGATATCTCTCAGAAGATTATACATTCTGCAGACTCTGGCAGATGATGGGAGGTGATGTATTTCTGGATCCCAGAACTGGGCTCAATCATGTGGGACATTATACCTTTAAAGGCAATATCAGAAAGCTATTTGGCAATGAAAATGCCGCAACCCGCAAAAAACGTGAGGAAGCAATTAAAAATGCAGAACTTGCTGAAGGGCAGAAAGAGTTACCACATACAGATTCTGACCTTCCTGATACTACTCCTGATCAGGCATCAACTGATACAGAAACTGATTTGTCAGAGGCTAGCTAATGAATAAAATTAGTATTTTGTTGCCCACCAGGGGCAGAAAAGAAGTCATGCTTAAGAGTGTGGAAGGATTATTGTCCAAAGCTTCGGATCCCAGTCGTTTGGAATTATTGTTGGGTATTGACGATGACGACGATGGCATACAGGAGTTTATCAAAGTAAATTTAGCTCCTGTGTGCAATAAACTGGGCGTGGAATGCAAAGCTCAGGTGTTCCCCCCACTGGGTTATGGAAAATTGCACCATTACGTAAATACTTTAGCCGCTCATGCCACAGGCGAATGGATGTTTTTCTGGAACGACGATGGTGTTATGGTTACCCAAGGCTGGGACAATGTGATTGATACATACAATGGCGAGTTTAAACTATTGGGTCCCAGAGATAATCATAACGGTCATCCCTATGCAATATTCCCAATTGTTCCCAGAGACTGGTTTGTACTCATGGGACATTTAAGTCAGAATGCGCAAAACGATGCCTGGCTTAGTCATATTGCATACATGTTGGATATCTTTGAGCGCATCGACGTTGAATTTATTCATGATCGTGCAGATATAACTGGTAACAATGACGACGATACCTTTAAGAATCGTGAATACAAAGAGGGAAATCCCGATGATCCTGAAGATTTTGGCCATACAGATCAGCAGAAAGCCAGAGTTCAAAGTGCTTATAAGATTGCTTGGTTCCTGGAAAAAATAGGCCAACCATCGGAATGGTGGAATAAGGTAGTAGCAGGTGAAGTACAACCTTTTGAAAAAATGGTATTCCCTAAAAACGTTGCTGGTGCTGGCCAGTTAGCCGCAAAAACGGTCGACTCTGCAGAAACCCTGACTCTTTGATTGACAATTTAAGCCCCTGATAGTATCATTGTGTAATGCATATAATGATAGATATAGAAACGCTTGCTACTACTCCTGATGCGGTGGTAATGAGCGTTGGGGCTGTAAAATTTGATCCCACTACAGCCCAACCCCCCATAAACAAAACGCTATGGCGTCCTGACATAGACGAGCAAACTGAGCGTGATCGCAATGTATCTGAAAGCACTCTGGAATGGTGGGCTAAATTGCCGCAACATATCCAGGATGATGCTTTTAGTGAAAGCGGCCGAATATCTGTGACAGAATTTATGAAAGAACTTAATCGTTACTGTGTGGGCGCAGATAAGATATGGTGTCAGGGACCGCAGTTTGACATGCTTATACTTGAGAACTTTTATCTACAGTGGGGTCATCACTTTGGCTGGCAATTTTGGCAGATCATGGATTGCCGTACATTGTTTCAGTTAATGCCTGTTGATCCACGCAAGGCTATTCAACAAGATCTCCACAGTGCAGATGCTGACGCATACTATCAGGCCTTGGGAGTACAGCAATCTTACCAACACTTTGGAATTAAATAGATGAATAATGCCATAAAAAATATTTTAGCCAATGTCAATATAAGTGCAAGTTACGATATCGGTAATGATGAATATTTCAGAGAGGAACCCTTGCAATTGCAATCAGAATCTGATCCTTTTCTGTGCATTATGCTTAGTGGTATGTCCCCCAAGAGTGTGTTTGAAAACTATGATTATGCAGACGAAGATTTAATGCTGTATATTTTGGGACCTGATGAAGTTGCTAAAAAAATATCCAACGGTGATAAATTGCGGCCAGCCGGCCAACATACTAAAATCATGGTGGATAACATCAGAGAATATTACACAAACAGATTGATAGAGGAAAAGTTAACTGGTAAGGTAAGATCTAACTCAGACTTCTCTACTGATCTCATGATGGCGTTAAATATTCGTGGGAGCATCAATCCCAAATATGTGGGACTTTATAACAAGCTCTGGGATATGTATGACAGTGATATAGCCTGGGATATGTTTGTGGATAATTGTAAAAGCGCATCAAAAAAGTACGATGTTTTTAATACCAGAAAAGTTGATCTTAAATTCTATACTTCAGTATATGGAGTCAGCAATAAAAAAGCAGGCTCCAGAAAACAAAATTATACCAGATACTATTTTATTGACAAGGAAAAAAACTTGTATGAGCACTCAGTGCTCACAAGTAGTCCCATAAAACTTTTTTTAGAGAATTATTTTCAAACTTTTAACGCTTCAGACAAGCCCTGGAAGAGCGTTCACATATCAGTGAGACAAACAGATTGTCCCGTACCAGTGTACAAGGATGAATTCATGTATTATAAAATTTTAGACTGGGCTGGTCTTGACAATACTCAGGATAAAAATAATTATATAGATACTGACTTAAATCCTTAAAAAATGAAATCTAACCCACTGATTAATCACATTTACAAACTAAAGATCATGATGGTGGATCCCAGTGAATCAGGCTATGCTGCCTGGAGATACAAACAACAACTACTGGAAGCCAAATGGACGCTGGATGAGATACTCGATGATGCCCCTACTTTTATGGGGGAAGATGAGTGGATAGAGGAACAAAACACACTCAGAGCTTTTGATCAAATAAAAAATTCGACGCGATCTAGATAAATATATCCAGAGAGAGATATATTCAGATCACACAAAGGAGAATGACATGATCAAGAAAATCAACCCCGTCCTACGATCTTTGGTAGCTATATTTTTAGTTAGCATTTTAACCGCATGCGGTTCAAATCAAGCCAGAGACGATTATTATAAATCACTGGCCGCAACAGCGCAAGCTCAGGCCGATCAAACAGAAGCTAGATATCGAGCATTAGCCACAGTAGCTAATTCAGGCGACCCAGGCGCTGCAACTGCCGCAACCATGGCGATTGCGCTTACTGGAAGTAAAATTGTACAACCTCAGTATATAGAGCCCACCGCTTTAAGCTGGGGTAAAGTATTAGCAATGCCCGTGGCTACCTTGGGCGGAATGTTTATTCAGGCTGATGTATCCAAGAATGCCAGTAATAATGCCAAGGAAGTACAGATGGCTAGCTATGCAAGCAATGAAGCTATCCAACTGGGTCAACAAAGCATGGTAACTGGCTTGGGTTCACAATGGGCAGCAGGTGCGGCATCAACACAGACTGCGTTGGCTGAGTTAGGCATAGCAGGTTTAACAGCTCTTAATACTGCTGGGGAACAAACTGTGTCAGTTAGCATTGCTGGTTTGTCATCGGCTGAGAATATTGCATCAGCTGGATTATCCACAGCAGAAAATATTTCCACAGCAGGATTTACATCCAACGAAAATATTGCTAATTCCGGTTTTACAGCGCTAGATAGTGTTGCCACCACAGGTTTTGCCACAGTTGATAGTGTTGCAACTTCAGGATTTACTGCTGCCACAGAACTGGGAAGTGCAGGCATAACTGGCATGGAAAATATTTCCTTGGCTAGCATGACAAATTTAGTTTCTGTAAGCGCCGCTGGTATGACAGGTATTCAAGAAATGGGAACAGCTGGCATGACTGGTATTGAGACAGTTAGTTTAGCAGGTATGACTGGCATCGAAGACATGGGAACAGCTGGCTTAACCACTGCTTCAGAGTTGGGAGTTGCAGGTATCGAAGGTGTGGAAGCTGTTAGTTTAGCAGGTATGACCGGCATGCAAGGTGTTAGTACTGGATACAATACACTAATTACAACCTTGCAAGGATCCAGCAATACGTTAGTGGGTGATATCAGCACAGATTATCAGGCAGTCATAACAGAATTAAATGCAATTATTGACGCACTTGGTGGAGGTTAATATCATTGATGCAAAAAATTATGGGGAGTGTGCAAACACTCCCTTTTTTGTCTTTAAAATCAAGCACTTAGAGTAATAACAATGCTTGACAGTTATTGAAAGTCATGTTACTATATAGATTGAGTTTAAGTTGTATTGTTAGTAACCTTAATAAAAATTAACTTTTGTTAGCAGGGAAAGATTATGATCGTAGAATTTTGGTACATGGTTGCGTATGTCGTGGGCACTGCAACCGGGTGGTGGTTAAATCGACAGAGAGAACAGATGATTGTACATCGCAGTGTAGATATACTTACAAAAGCGCTAATTGATAAGGGTTGCGTAAATTACAAGATTTCTGATGACGGCGAACTGGAAATTCTTACTTTGGAAGAAGCAGAAGCAGAATGGGACATTAAAAAGTGATGCTTGTATACAAAGTTTTTAATTTAAAAAAATTCTGTAGATAACAATGCCATGTTTAAAGCAGTAAAAGAAATTATTTGGCATTTAACTTGTCAAAAATGCAACAATTGGTTTACCTATGCGACCATGGAAGACAAGTTATGTATTGACAGGTATAAGTTCCATTGTCCGCACTGTGGAAATAAGGGAAAAGTTGAAACAACGGCTTTTTAAAATTAGGTATTACAAGAGTACTTGACAAATTTACAAACCCATAGTAAAATCGTTATATTCCGCAATAGCTCAGTTGGTAGAGCAACAGACTGTTAATCTGTGGGTCCTTGGTTCGAGCCCAAGTTGCGGAGCCAATAATTGGAGAGGTGGGTGAGTAACTTAAAGCAAATTGCGTTAAGACGATAAATAACTTAACACAGAGGACTTTAAGGTATGGGCAAACTTGTCGACTATAATTGTAAGAGATGCGGAGAAACTAATCCGGAAAATTTTTATACAAGCAATGGCGCTAAATCAAAGTGTAAGAAGTGCCATACAATGGAAACGCATCATAGACAGCGTATGATGAAGCCTAAAGCAGTAGATTACTTAGGCGGTAAATGCGAGGACTGTGGCTTAATACAGAATAACAACTCTTGGTTGTTTGATTTTCACCACAAAGATCCTTCCATAAAGGAATGGGATTGGGGAAGTAGAAGAACTAGCAATTGGGAAAAGATGAAAGTAGAGATTGACAAATGCGTTCTTTTATGTTCGAATTGTCATAGAACTAGGCATCAAATGGAATGGTTAGAAACATTACCTAGTAATCATCCCATGTTTGACTAGAAGTTTTTGGAGGATTGGCCGAGTGGTCGAAGGCGCTCCCCTGCTAAGGGAGTATACGGAAACGTATCATTGGTTCGAATCCAATATCCTCCGCCAAGTATTTTGCCCGGGTGGTGAAATTGGTAAACACAGCAGACTTAAAATCTGCCGCTCATTATGAGCTTGACGGTTCAAGTCCGTCTCCGGGCACCATACAAGGAAAGAAATGAAATATTTTGACTACCCCTTAGAGATCGACAACATGGGATTAAGGGTATATGATCCAGATCATATGACTGAGTTTACTCCAGAATATATGTTTGCACGACATGCCTGGCTGCCAGGCACACTGTTTAGTTTTGAAGAACATCCCGAAGGAGGACTGTATCTAAAAAGAGTTTTACCGGATGTGGAGTAACAAAGAAGCAGTTAGAGGGCCTATAGCTCAATCGGTTAGAGCAACGGTCTCATAAACCGTAGGTTCCTGGTTCGATTCCAGGTGGGCCCACCAACATCCGCTCATAGCACAATAGGATAGTGCAACAGCCTTCTAAGCTGTAGGTTCCAGGTTCGAATCCTGGTGGGCGGGCCAAACACACAGATGGTACGAAAACAGTAGTACACATCTACACATGAAGTAGACCTAGGATGGTAAAAACAATGCCAGAATACACCGACACATTTAGTTTACCTTCGGGTGCAGGCGGTATGGTGGCCGGCATGAAGTATAACCGCATCAGAGATCGCATGAGAGAATGGAGCCATGACACAGGTCTAAATATAAACCACCGCATAGCAGGATACAAAATGATCCTGATCTTTGAAAACAAAGAGGACTATGCAGTGTACCAGATGACAAAGTCTGACTACTTCTCAGAACACAGAATAAATGATATTCCTGGCAGGAGATTTCGATAAAGTCCTATCGTTTGAATAAACTAAACTCTCGCTCAATCTTAAAGATAGTACGTGGATTGGCACCCTTGAGATCGTCACCCTGGTTTAAAGCATGAGTGATATCAAGTTCAAAGTTCCATGATTCCACAGAGTATCTGAGTCCCACATAGGCGAAATCCACACTAGTCTCTTCTTTGTGATTAAAAGGTTCGCCGTGAGTAGGGCTAGATAAATGCTGTAAGCCCACCAGAGCTACTAGTTCATCAGCGTTGACGTTTAAGGTAAATAGTGTTATAATTAGTAATAAATATCTCATTGTAGTAAGTCCTGTATGTCCAGTATTTGTTATACTTATGTGAAACCGGGTGTAAGTATGCTAGACTTATGGTAAATAAGCGGGTATAGTATAACGGTTATTACATGGCGTTGCCAACGCTGGGATGGCGGTTCGATTCCGCCTACCCGCTCCAACATATCACACAGAGGAAATATCATGGCGCACAGCGGCAAAAAAAGAAACTACACCAAAGCAGATGTAGAAAAACTTAAAGGCAGTGTGAACATAGAACACACACTTGCTAAAATGGGTGCAAAAAATCTTCGTAATTTATTTGCTACAAAGCCTTATGTTAATACATTTGGAGCTTATAATGGGCAACAGGCAGTCCAACATGTCAAGGCAGGACTTGATGCAATCTACTTGTCGGGATGGCAAGTTGCAGCCAGTGCCAATTCCGGTATGGAAACTTATCCCGACCAAAGCTTATATGCTGTGGACTCTGTTCCTAATACTGTGCGAGGTATCAATAACGCTTTTCGCAGACAGGATCAAATTATTGTGTCAGAAGGTGGCCAGGGCTTTCCGTTCGCGCCTATCATTGCTGATGCAGAAGCGGGCTTTGGGGGAGTCCTTAATTCTTATGAGCTTGCAAGAAACCTTATCGAGGCAGGTGCCGCCGCAGTCCACTTCGAAGACCAACTTAGTTCAGCAAAAAAATGTGGACACTTGGGAGGCAAGGTATTAATACCTACCAGTCAGGCCATTAAAAATCTTAATGCTGCTAGACTAGCAAGTGACGTCGCAGGTACTGATACAGTTATTATTGCTAGAACAGATGCCGAAAGTGCAAAGCTTCTAGCCAATGATGTAGATATTTTGGATAAAAAGTTTATCAAACGGTATGGTTCCCCTGGAGGCGCAAGTACAATCGGTAAAACTTCAGACGGATTTTATGAAATTCAAGAAGGCAGAGGACTGGACTTCGGCTGTGAGCGCGGAGCCGCATACGCTGAATATGCTGATTTAGTATGGTGTGAAACCAGCAAGCCCTGTTTAAAAGAAGCAAAAAGATTTGCTGATGCCGTTAAAGGATCAGTACCTGATGCCATGTTAGCATATAATTGTTCACCAAGTTTTAATTGGAGAAAAACTATTCCAGGCGATACTGAACTTGCTGACTTTCAATGGGAATTAGGCAAAATGGGTTTCAAGTTCCAGTTTATAACTTTGGCTGGTTTTCACGCCACAAACTACGGTATTTTTGAGTTTGCTCGTAAATACAAAGAGCAAGGCATGCTCGCGTATGCTAACTTACAGGATGCGGAGTTCGCCGCAGAAGAGCACGGTTATACCTCTACAAAGCACCAGCGCGAAGTGGGTGTTGGCTATTTCGATGCCATTACTACTGTACTGGGGTCAGGTAGTACAGCTGCGTTAAAGGGATCAACTGAAGAGGATCAGTTTTGAGTGATTGGTTTGCCAAATCTATGACAACGTTTTTCCGTTTTTTTGCGGATACATTCTTTGCCAAGAGATATGGACACCGAGCAGTTGTTTTAGAGACTATAGCTGGTGTGCCAGGTATGGTTGCTGGTATGTTGATCCATTTGCGCAGTTTACGTAGGATGGAGCGGGGCAACGGAACTATGATTCAAGAGATGCTTGATGAAGCAGTCAATGAACGAAAGCATCTGATGTTTTTTATTGAGGTAGCTAAACCCAACATTATTGAAAGAAGTCTTATTGTGGTGGCGCAGTTTATATTTTGGCACTTTTATTTGTGCATGTATATTGTGGCGCCCAAAACATCACATAAGATGATAGCATACTTTGAAGAGGAAGCTGTAAAAAGCTACACCGAGTATTTGGCAATGATTGATGCAGGTCTGATCGAAGATATTCCTGCTCCTGAACTTGCCATAGAGTACTATGGTCTGAAATCTTCAGCTACCCTTAGCACCATGGTTATGTGTGTAAGAGCTGATGAACAAAGACATAGCGAAGTAAATCATAGGATTGCTGGGTTTTGACCTGGTGGCAGGATTATATCATATGGTATTACACAAAAGGATGTTCGTGTAAACGTTGTTACGATCACGAACAAAAAAAGGATAAAGACACATGATACAACAGATCTTTATTTGGTTTTGCATATTATCTCCGGTCATATTGACGGTGGGTATGCTTTATGGCGACTATCAGGAGGGAGACTTTGTTCCCTTCTGGCAGAAACGTAAACGAGACGTGAACTCAGGAGCAAAGTTCGGATGAAAAACATAGGACTATGGGTGTACGATTGGTATACATACATCTTTGATCACAACAAAAACCCACTCAGGCACTTGCCTGATCCTACCGTTAGATTCATGCTAATGTTTTATTTAAGTGTAGCATGGAGCGCAACATTTGCCCTATGGATAGGAAGTTTATATTACTTTCATGGTAGTGTATTTGCACACCTGATAGTTTTAGCAATGCTTTTCTTTACTGCTAGCATATTTACTGATGCTGAACGCAACGGAACGCAGTGGCTTAAAACATTAAGAATACAGCAAAAACTTCCTCCAGTACAGAACAGACGATGTTCCTGGGATCTAGAAAAAGAGGGATAA